GCATAAGGGACAATGGCAATGGCGATCAGTAATTACACCGAACTCAAGAACGAATTGTCGGCCTACCTGTTTCATCAGCGATTGGCCAACCGCTATGATAACTGCACCCAGTTGTTCGAAACCGCGGCCAATTCCCGGCTGCGAGTGCTGCCGATGGAGGCGGTCAACATCTTTCAGACCGCCACAGGTTCGGTTACGCTGCCGCCCGACTATATCACCTGGCGCACGGTGCTCTGGATCAGAGGTGGCATTCCGCCGGCATCGCCCGATAGCGGGCCGCCCTATCAAGGCATTGAGGTGGATTATGTGCACCCCGCATATCTGCGGAATATGAATTCATCGACCCGCCTCGGCCAAGACCCGGCGCTTTTCACCATCGAAGGCAATCAGTTTCACGGCCGCACTTTGCCGAACGACGGCAACCACGATTTCTACGAATTCCACTACTACGCCAAGATCCCGGCGCTGGTTGCCGCCGGCACCAATTGGCTGCTGACCGAATATCCCAACGCCTATCTCTACGGCGTGCTGACCGAACTCGCCGCCGTGCAGCGCAATGCCGAAATGGCGCAACTCTACAAGGCGCGGCGCGACGAAACCTTTCAGGAGATCATCCAGCGTTATGCCATGACCACCGGCGCCACCAGCGCGAAAGTGCGAACGGCGGAGTATTACTGATGCTCACCAAAATCTTCGACGACGGCGGCGCCGAGATTGCCGAGATCGAGATATCGGAAAAGCAGGCCGGCGTGCTCGAGCACGGCGACCAGATCGTCGTCATCTATCACACCCCGCAATTGCTGCGGCATGTCCTCGGCGAGCAGGCCGGATCATTCGAACTCCACAAGCGCGGGCAATTCGTGATCGCTAAGGACGTGGACGGCATCAAGCGATATGCCGGGCTGCAAGACGCCATCAAGCATGCGCGGGAACGTCCATGAAGCCGACGCCGATTGAATTTGCCGAATGGAAGCCGGACCTGGCCACGCTCGACACCAAGTTCGCGTCCGACGTGGAGAACGTGTTTGCGGGCGCCAATTCCTACCTGCCGTTTCCATCGCTGGCGCCGTTCAGCGCCGCATCGCTGTCCGATGCCGGCAACGACAGCTTCACCAAGATCCTGCTGCAGTTCGACGGCCCCACCACCACCATCACCGACAATAATTTTGGCGGCGCCGCACATGCCTGGACGGCGGCCGGCAATGCGACCTGCAGCACGGGCGATTTTCAATTCGGTGCCGCATCGCTGCTGTGCGACGGCGCCGGCGATTGGGTCACAACGCCGGATCATGCCGACTTCGCGCTCGGGACGAGCGACTTCACCGTCGATTTTTGGATCAAGCCAAACTTTGACTTCGGCCAACTCAATATTTTTGGCCAGTGTGACGCAACGCCAACGGCTGCATCATTTAGCATCGGTGCTTATCGAACCGCAGCCAACAAGTTGGCAATGGCATGGGGCACGGCGGCGGGCACCAGCACAATTTTCAGCACTTCCAATGTCACGTCGCTGACCGGCTGGACGCATGTTGCCTTGGTTCGCATAGCCTCGTCCTTCCGGCTGTATATCAATGGGGTGCAGGAGGCGTCAGCCGGCATCGGCGGCGCTATCAACAATTCCAGCAACGCATTCCGCATTGGTGCATTGGGTGAAGTTACCAGCACGCCGATGAGCGGTCGCATTGACGGCTTTCGTTTAAGCGTCGGCAAGGCGCGCTGGACCAACACATTCGAACCGCCGCGGGTGCCCTACTTCAATGCCGGCGGCCGCGTGTGCGGCCTGTATTCCGCGCGCACGGTGGACGGCGGCTGGAAAATGTTTGCCGGCACCACCACCAAGCTGTTCTCATGGTCGCTGGCGGGTTGGGTTGATATCAGCCGCACGGTCGGCGGCGCCTATAACGTGGCGCCGAATGATTTGTGGATGTGGGAGCAGTCAGGCGACAAGGTCGTCGCGGTCAACAGCAACGACTTTCCGCAAGTGGCGCCGGTCGACGGCAGCAGCGTCTTCGCCAACCTGGCCGGCGGGCCGCCGAAGGCCACCAACGTCAAGCAACTCGGCGACTTTCTGTTTTTATCGGGGCTGGCACCCGGCACCACCACCGGCACGGTGCCGATCGCCTGCAACAATCGCTGCATCGTCTGGTCGGGCATAAACGACATCACGATGTGGCAACCCGGCACAAACTTGTGCGACATGCAGGAGGCGCCTGACGGAGGCCCGGTCCAGGGCGTTGCTGGCGGTGAGATAGGTTATGCGGTCCAAGACCGCACCATTCGCACCATTCAATTCATGCCGGGCGACACCACCTATATTTTCAGTTTCTCGCGGGTGCTGCACGATCGCGGCTCGGTGAGCAAGTACGGCTTCGCGTCGATTGGCAACGTGCTGTATTTCGTTTCGGAGGACGGCTTCTATTCGATCAGCGGCCAGCAGGTAACGCCGATCGGCGCCGACAATGTCAACGAGTGGTGGCTGGCCAATACCGACGCTAGCAGGCGCAACGTCATCCATTGCCTGGCGGGCGTGAACAAGCCGCGCATGGTCTGGGTGATGCACAATTCGACCGCCTCCCCCATGTACGATCGGGAAATGATCTTCGATTGGTCGAACGGCCGATGGACGAAGGCCGGTGTTGTCGCGCAAGTCTTTGGCCTGTTGTCAACGGCTGGGCTCGACCTCGACACCACCGGAGCGGAATTGAATGATGCCTGGCTGGATGTCGAGCCGCTGGCGCAATCGCTCGACAGCTTTGCCTATATCGGCGGGCGGCCGCTGATCGGCGCAATTGATCCCAATGGTTATCCCTCGACCTTGTCCGGCCCCAACATGGCGGCAACACTGGAAACCGGCGAGGTGCATCTGGTGCCGGGGCGCCGCGCCTTCGTCAACGAAGTTTACCCGGTGGACGACGCCGCCTCGGATGCGCCAGGCGAAATTGTCACCGGCACCCGCGAGCGGCTGCAGGGCGGCGCGCCGTTCTGGACGGTGCCGGTTCCGATCGAGCAGACGGTGGGATCGGCCTTCGTGATGACCTCGGCGCGGTTGCACAGGTTTCGGCGGCTTATTCCCTACGCCTCGACATGGACCCACGCGCAGGGGGTGGCGGTCAGCATGCAACCGGATGGCGATGGCGTCACGTCATGACCGAGGATCTGCGGCCGCCATACCGCATCGCCTTTGATACCGCGCGCGACCCCTACGCTGCGCGCAATGCACTTGGAATTCTTGGCCCTGGCGGAACGCTCGTTCCCGGCGGCGGTGGCGGCAGTGGAGCGCCGCTCGGCGCGCAATATATCGTCGCGGCGGCCGATCCAACGCTGACCGCCGAGCGGGTGCTGACCAATACGGCGACGATAACGTGGGATTTCACGACGCCGGGGCAGGCAAAGGCGTCGACCGCGGCCGGCGGCGGCAACGTATCGAACAGCGGCACGCCCACGGCCGGGCAATACGCCAAGTGGGTAACGGCGACCACAATCCAGGGTGTGGCGCCGGCGATGGTGCTGGCCGACATCGGCGCGCAGCCCGCCGGCAACTACCAGCCGCTCGATGGCGACCTCACTGCCATTGCGGCGCTCGCCGGCACCAACGTGATCTACTATCGGTCGGCCGTCGATACATGGACCGCGGTAACGATCAGCACTGGCCTGTCGTTCAGCGGCGGCGCGCTCTCCTGCACGGTGAGCACGGCGGGATCACAGCCGCTCGACGCCACGCTGACGGCACTCGCCGTCTACAACACCAACGGGCTGCTGACGCAGACGGCGGCCGACACCTTCACCGGCCGCACCCTCACCGGCCCGGCGGCCGGCATCGCGGTCACCAACGGCAACGGCGTGGCGGGCAATCCGACCTTGGCGCTGGCGGATGACCTGGCGGCGCTGGAGGCGCTCGCCGGCACCAATACGATCTACTATCGCAGCGGCACCTCGGCCTGGACCGCGGTGACGATCGGCACCAACCTGACGTTTGTCGGCGGCACACTGGCAGCAACGGTTCCGGCGGCATTCATCACCACGGTAAGTGCCCCGCTCTCGGTCACTGGCACCACGCTATCGATCGACCTCACGGCCTACTCGACAACCGCGCAAATTGCCGCCGCTTATCAACCGCTCGACGCCGAATTGACTGCCATCGCAGGGCTGACCAGCGCGGCGAATAAAGTACCGTATTTCACCGGCAGCGGTACGGCGGCGCTATCGACATATAATGCCGAGAACGTGGGAACGTGGACGCCCACACTAACCACTGCCACCCCTGGCGATCTCTCGGTTGCCTACTCACAACGGATTGGAAGTTACATCCAAATCGGCAAATTGGTTATCGTTTGGCTTAACGTTGCCACAAGTACATTCACCTGGACGACTGCGTCAGGGATACTTCAAATCACCGGATTGCCGTTTACGTCATCCTCGGCCATCAACTTCACTGGTGGAATGGCTGACACTTCCGGTATTGTATCCGTTCCCAATACTTACTCCGATTTTGGTATAAACGTGCCAACAAATTCGGCCCTTCTGCAAATTATCATGAACGATAGATCAACAGGGCTTCGCGGATTTGTTAACGTAAATCCGCACACCACGAGCGGCACCAATCTGATCATCCGCGGCAGCATCATGTATTACACCGCCTGAGGGGAATTCATGGCCACTGTATCAATGACGCTCGGGCCAGTATCGCAGAGCAAGACCATATCGGCCGATCACCTCAATCGGTTCCTGGCGGCGTTGCATAGTATGTATGCGGGCGAGGGGCAGTTTTCCGATCAGCAAGTGGCCCAGAAGTGGATCAACGACACGCTCAACGGCATCAAAACGATAACGCATCAGTATGAAGCCCGAATGGCATCGGCCGAAGCCGTGGATGCAGTCGACGAAATCGACCTGACGTGAGGTAAACAAATGCCCGGTGAAAACATCCAAGACTGGTCGGTGACTGCGGCCAACAACGGCACCGCCGACAGCGCGATCAACTGGGCAGAGGGTCAAGCGCGCAACACCGTGAACAATTCCGCGCGCAGCATGATGGCCGCGCACGCCAAGCAGCGTAATTTGCAAAACGGCTCGATCGTCACGTCAGGCACTGCCAACGCGCAGGCGTTCTTCTCCGGGCTCAACTACACCGCACCTATTCCAACCGGGCTGCGGGTGCTGCTCAAGATCGGCCCGACGCTGACCAATACCGCTGCGGCCACACTCGAAATGGACGGCCTCGGGCCGGTTGCGATCAAAAGCATCTACGGCACCCCCCTGACCGGCGGCGAAATGTTGGCCGGCAGTTATGCCGAATTCCTCTACGACGGCACCAACTGGTTGCTGCTGCGCGCGAGCCTGCGGGTCAATGTGCAGAAGTTCATCGCCAGCGGCACCTATACGCCAACGCCGGGCATGGTGTACTGCAGCATCGAGGTGATCGGCGGCGGCGGCGGCGGTGGCGGCTGTCTGGGGGCTGGTGCCATGCGATACGGCGGCGGCGGCGGCGGCGCTGGCGGATATTCGCGCAAGCTGGCGAGCGCCTCGGATATCGGCGCCAGCCAGGTTGTCACCATCGGCGCGTTGGGCGCCGGCGGCATCAATGGCATCGGAAACGGCGGCAATGGCGGCAATACCAGTGTCGGCTCGCTGTGCCTCGCGTACGGCGGCAACGGCGGGCTCAACTATTACGGTCCAGGGGGTGTTTTTGGTTATCCCGGCGGTGGCGCTGCGGTCGGTGTCGGCGATCTGGCAGTGCCAGGTTCTGCTGGCGAATTCGGTAAGGTCGATGCCGCCGCCGCCGTCTACTTTATGTATTATCCCGCCGGCAGGGGCGCGAGTTCGATCTTCGGCGGTGGCGGCGCCGCTCAAATCCTCAATAGCGGCGATGCCGTGAATGGCTTGGCGGCCACCGGCTACGGCGCTGGTGGTGCGGGGGCAGAGGCGCACAGCAACGGCTTTAACCTCCAGGGCGGCAACGGCTCGCCCGGCTTTGTCCTCATCACCGAATTCAGGACGTAGGGGTGCGCCTCGTTGCCGTCCCACTGACTGAGCACGAAGCCTGGGCGCATCTTTGGTTGCCGTTCTTGCCGCGCATTGCGAAGCGGTCACATGAGAGCGTGGTCGACCTGCTCGGGCAAATCCACCGGCGCGAGGTGCGGCTGGTGCTGATCATGGACGGCGACAAGGCGCAGGCGCTGATCGGCGTTCGCGTCCATCTACAAAACGGCAAGAGCATCGGCGACCTGATCTGGGCGGCTGGATTTAGCCGCGAGCAATGGCAGCAACTATTGCCTGAACTCGAGCAGATGCTGCGCGCTGCCGGCTGTGTCATGTGCCGGCCGATCTGCCGCCCCGGCTGGTCGCGCTATCTCAAGAAAAACGGCTATCACTTGAAGCACATCATCATGGAGAAACCGCTATGAGCAGCGGCGGCCAAACCCCAGTTACCCAGCAAACCCAGCAAACCCGCGACCCATGGGCGCCAGCGCAGAATAATCTGCAGCAGTCGCTCAACCTAAGCCGGTACTATTCGGATAACGATGTCGGCTATCAGCCGTATACCGGGCAGACGCAGGCGGGGCTCGATCCCAATTTCACGACCGGGGCGCAGGGTCTTGCCTACATGATGACCCCGGAAGCCTACACCGGCTCGGCCGGCGTCAACGCGGCCCGGCAACTGGGCTTGCAGCAGATCCAAGACGCCGGCGGGACCAACCCCTATCTGGAAGGCCTCCTCAACACCAGCAACCGGCGCATCAGCGACAAGATCAATTCCAGCATGTCCGGCGCCGGGCGCTATGGCTCGGGCGCACACACCGATGTGGCGGCCCGCGCGATGGCCGAGGCGGCAA